CCCTGTTTACGTTGATCAGCCTGATTTTAAGGTGTTCATTGATGAAACTGTCGAGCCTGAAATTCGAGACGTTCCGGTTGTTGAACCAGTTTTGACTCAAACTAAAGTTAGAACTAGTTTGCCTCCTGTCGATTTGCAGGCTCTGAAAGAGCAGCATGATTCAGACGTGAATGAGCGGTACGCTCGTGAATTGAGCAATGAGTTGGGCTTTAGTGAACAGTTGCCTGACTTGCCAACTCGGCGGGTTGATGCAAATAAACTTGAAAACCAGCAGATAGAGAGTATGTTTGGTCACACGGGATTGAGTAAGAAGAATCAGCGTAAGTTGTGGGTTGAAGTTACTAAACGTCTTCCAATCACTGAGCGAGTTGGCTATGCTGATCCAGTGGCTGTGAATTATGGTTTGTTACAGAAAAGTCAGGATGTTGTTAGTTTCCTTGAAGGGGTTCGTCAAAGGATAGTCAAGCTGCCCTCTAGTGAAGAGAATTACCGAAATTTTGAGGATGAGAAGCCGATTGGTAATGACATGTGGGAAGCTTGGTGTCGTTATGTAGGCTGGAATGTTTCGGTTCCCTTTGATGTTGATGAGTATGCTCGAGCTATTCAAACTTTTCAGGAACGTCGTGGTGAACGGAGCGAAGCGATGAAGAAAATGAGTTTGCCAAGAGCTGATCCTAGATTTGAGGCCATTTTGACTGCTAAGACTCAATGGAAGCTGAAGGAGGAAACGAGTGGTAAAGCTAAGCCTCTACAGCCTTTGTTCGTGGCGCCTGACAGGTACTTGTTTAAGTTGGGGGCTGTGGGTGTTTATTTGTTGGACAAGGTTTTGGAGCATTTGCCTGATTATGTGTACATTCACGCAAAAGCTTCCATTGAAGAGATGCAAGCTCGTTTTCAAACAATGCTGGCTGAGGGTCCTTATGAAATGTCTGACGTTAGTGGTATGGACGCTTCAGTTACTGGACATGCTGTGCAATTGATGGTTCGGTTGATGGAACATTTTGGCATTCCTGATGATTTGATTGAGTATTATGTGGATTCAAAATGTAATTTCAAGACCAAATCTTTTTACTTGAAACTTATGACATTGACTGGG